CAATCGCACGAAAAAAAATTTCAATGTGGAGAATCCGGTTTAAACCATTATGCCAGCCAGGAAACCAGCAGGACTGAGAAATCGGGCCGAGACCAAGGCCGAAACAGCGGCGAGAATCGCAAACGAGGCGTCGATGGAGCCGGAACGCGGGTTGTCGGTGCAGGCGCCGGCCAGACTGAAGGACCACCAGGTGGCCCAGGCGACCTGGCGGAGGATGATGCGCACGTATGGCCAGCTCAAGGCGACCGTAGTCACCCGCATGGATATCGACCTGCTGGTGGATTACTGCCTGGTGATGGAGCAGCTCCAGGAGCTGGACCGGATGCGCAAGGTGGCTTACCAACTCTGGCTGGAGTTGGGGAAGAGACACGACAAGATCCTGCAGGAAAGCAAGCAGATCGAGGATCCGGACGCGGCTGAGGGAAAAGAAGAAGAGGCGATCAAGCTGGCAACGAAAGTTCTCGACGCCTTCAATGCGGTAATAAAGCTGGATGGTCGCGTCGACCGGAAGCGGGATCTGCTGCTCAAGTGGCGCCAGTCGCTGTACCTGACGCCGCGGGCCCGATCGGCGGCCGTGCCGGCGAAGAAGGAGAAGCCGGAAGAGCCAGATGAGCTCGAGCAGCTCCTCGATGATGTTGATTCGTTTGTGAATGGTAAGCAGGATGGCAAATGAAGAGATTGTTCCAATTGCTTATTTTGATCTTGCTGCTGGCGGGCGCCGTGGTGTTTAGCGAGACGAAGGCCAACCGGGCGGTCAAGTTCTTCGAGTCGCTGAAGCACACCAAGGGCCAGTTCAGCGGCCAGCCTTTTATCTTGCTGGACTGGGAAAAGGAGATCATCCGGGACGTGTATGGGACGCTCAAGGACGATGGCACGCGGCAATACAAATATGTCTACGTTGAGATCCCGAAGAAGAATGGTAAGTCCGAGTTGGTAGCCGGCGCAGCGCTGTACCAACTCTTTGCAGATGGGGAAACGAGAGGAGAGGTATACGGCTGCGCCGCCGATAAGGACCAGGCTACCCTGGTCTTCGACGTGGCCGTGGATATGGTCGACCAGGTGCCGGCGTTGAAGAAAAGAGCCAGGTTTAACCTGAGCAAAGAGAAAATCACCGACCGGAAAAGTGGATCCACCTACAAGGTAATGTCAGCGGAGGCCTATACCAAACACGGCTTGAATCTGTCCGCCTGCGTGTTTGACGAGCTCCACGCTCAGCCAAATCGGGATTTATGGGATGTAATGACCTTTGGCGCCGGGGATGCCCGCAGGCAGCCGATCTGGTGGATCATTACCACAGCAGGGGAGGACCCGGACCGGGTCTCCATTGGCTGGGAGGAACACGAGTATGCCTCGAAGATCCTGGTGGGTGAGATCGTCGACCCGACCTGGTACTGCGTCATCTATGGGTATGAGGGCGACGATATCTATAACGAGGCCAACTGGGCCAAGGCCAATCCTAGCCTGGGCACCACGATCAAGATCGAATCGGTACGGGAAGCGGCGGAAAAAGCCAAGGTGAAGCCGGCCGAGGAACGATTATTCCGTTGGTTGCGCTTGAATCAGTGGATCACGACAAAACTGACAACCTGGCTGCCGCTGCAACTATTCGACCAAACGGTGGGATCCTGGAACCGCACGGAGATGCTGGGGCGGGATGCGTACCTGGGGTTGGATCTGTCGACGACCACTGATCTATCCTCGATCAATATGACGTTTCCACCACAGGACATACAACAAGATTGGCGGATCTTCTGGGATAACTTTATCCCGGCAGAGAACATGCGGGAGAGGATCGCCAAAGACCACGTACCTTATGACCAGTGGGCGGCCAAGGATTGGGTGACGGCGACCGAAGGGAACGTGATCGATTACACCAAGATCCGGGATCGCATCCTGGAATTGCGAAAACTTTACAACATCAAGGAAGTGGTAGCGGACCCGGCGTTTGCGACTATGCTCCTGCAGGAACTGACCCAGGCGGGGTTGAACGTGGTGACGGTGCCGCAAACGTTCGTGAACCTAACCGACCCGATGAATCAGACCGAGGTGCTGCTGAAGGAAATGAAACTGACGCATGAGGCTAACCCGGTGGCCAGGTGGGCATTCGGAAATACCTCGATTGCGACAAACGGCAGCGGGTTGATCAAATACGTTAAAGAGCACAAGGGGAAATCGATAGTACGGACGAAACGGATCGATCCGATCTCGGCATGGATCACGGCTATGTGCCGGGCCCGGTTTTACAAAGGCAGCGTGAATCTGAGCGCCGCCATTATGGATCCGGATTGGGGCATGTGATGAAGAGACTTTCTCAGTATCGAGCGGATATCCTTTTCTGGGTTGGCTTCGTGCTGATCACGGCTGGTATTTATGGTTGGTTGGGAGCGGCCGGAGCGCTGATTTTCACAGGTATCTGGCTCAGCGGCCTTGGAATATTGACCGATTTAGTTCAGGGTAAGAAGCAGGAGACTAAAAAATGATCTTTAGCGATTTAGTCGATAGCCTTCGAGCCGCTCCGGCGCCTCCGCAACCTCCGCCGCCGGTAGCGCCTTACATCCTGCATCCGGAGTTCATTTCCACTTATGGGCAACAGACAGAATCCGGGCAATTGGTTTCGCCTGAGATTACCAAGAGTGTGGCAACCGCTTACCGCTGCGGAAATCTGATCAGCGATGATATAGCCGGCCTGCCATTCCAGGTTTACCAGAAAATTGGACGAGATACCCAGCGCATCCTGCCGGACAGCATCATCCGCAATGTGGCTTATCTGCTCGAAGTCGCTCCAAACCGCTGGATGAGCCCATTCATCTTCAAAAAGACTCTGACTTTATGGCTGATCTACTGGGGAAATTCTTATATCTGGCAGCCGCCCGGGGCGTACCGGGAGTGGTTTATCCTGCCGAGCAGCATGACGTTCCCGATCTTCGACAAGGACGGGCTGCTCTGGTATCACACCATTTATCCAAACGGGAAAACTGACATCATTCCGGAAGTAGAGATCACCCATTTGATGATCAATTCGACGGATGGCCTGGTGGGCAGATCCGTGGTCCGCTATGCGAGAGAAACCATCGGGCGCCAACTGGCGGCGCACGAGACCAGCAACAAGATCAGCGGGTCAGGACTGAATCCGACTGCCATCCTGTGGGTGAACGGCGAGCTGGACAATCCGGCGAGGGATAAGATGCGACGCACCTATACCGATGGCGCCAGTGGCTCAGCGAACGCCGGGAAGGCGCTGATTTTCGACAACAAGATCGCCAAATTCGAGCCGATCACGATGAACGCATCCGATGCGCAGTTCCTGGAAACGACCCAGGCCACGGACGCTGAGATCGCCAACTATTTTGGCGTGCCGCTTTACAAGCTGAATATGGGGAAGCAATCCTACGAGTCGAACGAACAGCAGCAGATCGATTATCTGCGGTCGACCCTAAATCCTTACCTGATCCAATGGGAACAAGCAGCCAGGCGGAAATGGCTCACGCAGGAAGAGCAAGACACTACTTTCTTCAAGTTCATTCGAGAGGCGCTGCTGCAAACGGATGCGAAGACCAGGTCGGAATATCTCGAAAAGAAGATCCTGAGCGGCCAGATGTCGCCGAATGAAGCCCGCCAGGTAGAAGACAACAGCGCTTACACGGGCGGCGACACCTATTATATGCCAAGCAATTATGGAAAAATCGCCGAGGATGGCAGTATCCAAACCACCGCGGCCCCGAAACCGGCCACGCCGGCAATGCAAGGGAAATAGGAGTAAAAAATGACAGCAATTCCAATTCATCACACAGCAACGGATACAAAAAGCACCTGGGATGGCCCGGCTGAAGTGGCCAAGGCGCCCAATGTAGAAAAGGTGCTGCGTTATATGCACACGTGGGTTGATCCGGAAGGCGACCCGAATGCCAAAGGCTCCTATAAATTTCCGCACCACGACGCGGGCAGCGACACGCCAGCCAACATCGCCGGGGTGGATAACGCCCTGGCCAGGCTATCCCAGGCAGATATTCCGGACGGCGACCGGGCCGGGGTAAAAGCGCATCTGGAAGCACACCGCAAAGACGCCGGCGTGGAAAATGTGCTGCCGCATCGAAAAATGCCAATCCGCTGCTTCGAAGGCAACGCCAAACCGTACGAACCGTTCTGGACCTGGCGGAATGCGGCCGATGGCGAAGATGGCGAAGCGCCGGAAATGGAACTGTACGGTTATATCTCGGAGTATTCCTGGTCCGAAGATGACATCACGCCGGCGATGTTCAGGGACGATCTGAATGCGCATGGCAAGGGCGGCCCGGTCACCATCCGGATGAACTCCTATGGCGGGGATGTGATTGCAGCCAGCGTGATGTCCTCGATCATCAAGGGCTACGCCGGGAAAGTGACGGTGCAGATCGATGGAATTGCGGCCTCGGCCGCCACGGTAGTGGCCATCGCCGGGGAGCAGGTGCGCATGCAAGAGGGCGCTTATTTCATGATCCACGACCCGATGGTGGCCTTTTTCCTGGCCGTGCTCAATATCGAGGATCTGTCGACGATGGTGGACCAGCTCAAGGTGGTCAAGGACGGCATCATCAATGCCTACGAGAGCAAGACGGGTTTATCCCGGCCAAGACTGGCAAAGATGATGGTTGAAGAGACCTGGATGGACGCCAAAACGGCTCAGAATTTGGGCTTTGCCGATGAGGTGATCACGAGCGGGAAGAAGAAAAAGGCGGCCGAGCCAGCAGTCGTTCAGACTGTGGCTATGATCAACGCCCTGAACGCTCTGAAGTGCTATCAGCATGTCCCGGAGGCGCTCAAGAACGCGCTGAACCCTCCGGTTGTAAGTGACCCCCGAAATGCTGGGGGTGAAGCCGGTTCCCGCGGGCACGCCGCCGGGGATCCCGAAGCCGGTCGTGATCAGGATCAGCAACTGCGCGACTATTTAGAAATTTTTGGAAAAGGAGAATGAAAATGGCGATTGATTTGAAACCGTATTTCGACGCCGCACGAGTTGCGGACGATGAAGTCCAGCGCATCATGGCTGAGATGCACGCGGCCTTCAGCACCGGTACAGAGGAAGGGAAAGCCAAGGCGCTCGAGCTGCGTCCGAGCCTGGATGCAGCCAAGAAGAGCGCCCTCGAGGCTAACAACCTGTACATTTCCATGCGAAACGCGTCGGCCGAGAGCGGCAACGTGGCCAAGAACTTCGTGCCGGTGTCTCCCAACCCGGAAGACAGCCCGGCTGCGAAGGTAATGACGCGCGTGGCATTCGAGGCGCTGGATATGTTCGCCAGAATGAAATACATCAAATCCGGCGGACAAGTTGTTGACGAACAACCGGTTGCGTAACCGGAGTTTTCTTGGAAAAGGAGAGAGATTTAGATGGCTAACACTTTAACCGGGCTAACGCCCACTATTTACGATGCGCTTGATGTCGTATCACGCGAGTTGGTTGGGTTCATCCCGGCCGTGCTGCGGGATACGGCGGTCGACAAAGCCGCTTTAGGCCAGACCATAAGCTGGCCGGTGGTCGCTCCTGGGACCGTAGCCGACATTGCGCCGGCTTCCTACGGTCCGGCCGGGAGCGACATGGTCGTAGCGGCTCCCACCACCTCGATCAGCAAGGCGAAGAGCGTGGTCTTCTACCTGACCGGCGAAGAGCTCAAGGGCCTGGCCCAGACCTCCAGCGACCAGGTCATCATCAAGAACACCTTTGCGCAGGCTTTCCGCTCGTTGGCCAATCTGATAGAGGCGGACCTGTTTGCGGCGGCTTACCAGAATGCTTCCCGGGCGTATGGAACGCTGGCAACGGTGCCATTCGGCTCGGCGGGCGATCTCTCTGATATCGCCCAGACCCGAAAGATCCTGGAAGACAACGGGGCGCCGACCACCAACCTGCACCTGGTGCTCTCGAACGCAGCGGCGGCCAACCTGCGCGGCAAGCAGAGCGTCCTGTTCAAGGTCAACGAGTCCGGCGACGAGAAGTTCCTACGGAATGGGAACCTGGGCCAGGTCGAAGGGCTGATGCTGCACCAATCCGGGGCGATTCTCCTGGTGACCAAAGGCGGCGGCACTTTGTATGTAACCTCCGGCTCGACTGCGCCGGGCGTGACCGCTATCGCCCTGGTAACCGGTTCAGGCACCGTCCTGGCCGGGGACGTGGTTACTTTCGCGGCCGATACGGTCAACAAGTACGTGATCAACGTGGGCGTGGCTGCTCCTGGAACAATCCAGATCGGCGCGCCAGGCGCGTTGATGACTATTCCAACCACCAATGCCATGACGATCGGAGGGAACTTCACCCCCTGTGTAGCCTTCGACGGCAATGCCCTCTTCTTGGTAGCGCGCATTCCTGCGACCCCGCCTGGCGGAGACGCGGCGGATGATGCAATGACGCTCATGGACCCTGTCAGCGGCCTGCCGTTCGAGATCCGCGTGTACAAGCAGTACCGCCGGGTAGCCTACGAAGTCGGCATCGCCTGGGGCGTCAAGGCTGTCAAATCAGCCCACATTGCGAACCTGATCTACTAAAACGGCTGAGGTAAAAAATTTCAAACTAAGGAGTTTTCTATGGAATTCACAATTATGGAAAAAGCCGGGCAGCGCCTGGTGGTCCACCCGGACGCGGTCGAAGAAACCAAGGCCTTGGGCTGGGCGATCCTGGGGACTACGGCCAACGCCGACGACGACCCCTGGGAAAAACCCAAGAAAGCATCGAAGAAAGAAGCGCCTGAAACGCCAGCCGCGCCAGCCGCGCCGGCCAAGTAAGCTATGACCAATATCTTGACGGCTGTACAAGCGGCAAATGCACTGCGCTGCGACGTGACAGACCCGGAGATGCTGGACCTGCTTCCGCAGGCTGACAGCTACATCCGCATCGCCACCGGGAGGGATTGGACCCTGGACACGCCGATCCACCCGGTGGCCATTGCAGCAGCCCGGCTGCTGGTGGTGATGTGGCACGAGGACCCGGCCATGATGGCCCAGCGCAATGCGCCGCTGAGCTTTGGGCTGATGTCCTGCCTGACGCAGTTGGAGGCAATTGCGCTGAAGACCAAGACGTTCCAGGGCAATCAGGGCCTGGGAGGCGCCAATCTGGTGGGCGCCATGCCAGGAGACCTGGTGTCCACGTTAACAGGCGTGGTGGGCTGCTCAGGCGACCAGAAGGCTTCTTTTGAGCCGGTGATCACCCTGGCCGACCAGATCCAGCAGCTTACCAGCACTGACCTATCGGCCAGATGGTACCGGGTGTACCTGATCCCGCTCGAGGAACAATAGCCATGCAAATCAACGGCATCCCCACCAACCCGGGCGATCTACGTACGCAGATCACGCTGCAGACGCGGGGCGTTTCATCAACTTCAGGCGGCTTCCCGTCGCCGACGTATACGACCCTAGCGACAGTGTGGGCAAAGTGGGTGAACGTGCACGGGACAGAGATATGGGCGTCGCAGATCGTGGAAGCGATCGCGCCGGCGACGGTATTGATCCGCTACCGGAACGACGTGGACAATACCTGCATCGTGCTGAAGGACGGCAAGGTCTACGAAATCCTCGCAATCGACGACGTTCACAATATGCATGAATACCTGGAGCTGAAGTGCCAGTACGTAAGGAGCGGGTAATGACCAAAAGCCGCCTGGATCTGAAAGGGTTCGATGAATACCTGGCGAAGGTTGCCAGGGCGGGCGTCGACATCGATCCGGTGTGCGACGAGGCGCTGTCAGCCGGCGGGGCGATCCTGCTGGATGGCATGAAGCGCCGCGTGCCAAAGGATACCCACAACCTGGAGAACCATCTGACCTGCACCGACCCGGTCCAGGATGGGACCGTGCATTACGTAGAAGTGGGGATCAGCCAGGATGCGGACGCCAACACGGCCAGGTACGGCAACGTGCAGGAGTTCGGATCGGCGCACACCCCGGCGCAGCCCTACGTGCGGCCCACCTTCGACCAGGACCTGGGCAAGGCGCGGGCAGCCATGCGGAAAGTGTTCGAGGAAAAGAAACTGATATGAGCACGATCTGGGAACGGATCAACAGCGCACTGACACCCCTGGGGCTGCCTATGGCGGCCGGGGTGTGGATCCCGGCCAATGGGGCGCAAATCCCGGCGCAGTACCTGGTGTACTTCGAGATCTCCGGTTCGGGCAAACAGTTTGCAGACAACACGGAGAAGAGCTTATTACACCACGTCCAGATCAGCTATTACAGCCAGAACGGGTTCTCCGGGGCGAACCTGACTGCGCTGAATGGAGCGATGCAGACGGCCGGGTTTATCAAAGGGCCGGTGCATGACCTGCCTTATAACTCTAACGACAGGATGTTTGGACTGGCGTTGGAATTCAATTTTTTAGAAGAGGAGTAAAATCCCATGCCTTTAACTTACGCTCCAGCCGAGCAAAAATCCAAGATCGGTCTGGACAACCTGTATTTTACCCTGGTGACCCAGGACGACAACGCCGCCTACGTGGCAGGGACGCCGGAATACCTGGCGCCAAGCGCCACGGCGACGATGGAGCCGCAGAACACGTTCGCGATCCAATACGCGGACAACCAACCTTACGAGGTGATGACGGCCGAGGCGGAAACCAAGCTCACCTTAGAGGTGACCGGGCTGGGCCTGGTGCAACTGGCGACGATCATCGGACGGTCCTTCGACGCCACGACCGGGCGCATGTATGACAACGGCAGCGTGCCGCCGTACATTGCCCTGGGCTTCAGAGCCTTGAAAACCAACGGGCATTACAGATACTTCTGGTTCCTGAAGGGCAAGTTCGCCATGCCGAAAGAGGACGTGACGACCCTGGCAGACAAACCAGATCCTAAGATAATGCAAATCATCTTCACGGCGATCCGGACGACCTGGAAGTTCAGCCTGCCGAACTCGGTGACCGACAGCGTGAAACGGGTGATCGGCGACGACGACACCAGCAACTTCACGGTGGGCGCTTCCTGGTTCAGCCAGGTGCAGACGCCGACCTCGACCGCTCCAGGAGCTCTAACCTTTACGCCAAGCCCGACCGATGGCGCGACTGGTCAGGCTAACACTGTGGTCTGCACGCTGACCTTCAGCAATGCCCTGGCAGTCGGACAGGAATTCAACTGCGAGTTGATCAACAACACCTCGCACGCGGTGATCGCGGGAACGAATACAATCGATGCGACGCGCAAAATCGTTACCGTAGTCCATACGGCCAACCTGCCGTCGGCGACAAATATCACGATGGCTTTCGCTGTCAGAGATATTTTCAACCAGTTGAAATCTGGAGTCAGCTCATTCACCACCACGTAAGCTGGTTAACCCCCGAAGTGCGGGGGTAATGAGATTCAATCAAATAGTTCTCTTCCCCTCGGTCTGCTCTTGCGAGAGACCGAGGGGTAGAAAGGTAAATTATGTCAGGCACACCTATCGAAATTACGCTGTACGCGGCGGACGATGCGCCGATCAAAACCTATACCAAATCCATCGTGCCGTGGGGCATTCTCAAGCGGGCGATCCGGCTGGCCAAGGTCCTGGACGTCAACAATATGTCCGAAACGGATTTTGACGAGCTGACCGGGTTCGTGATTGCGGCGTTTGGGGACCAGTTCGGGATGGCCGACCTGGAGAAGGGGGCGGACGTTACGGATATGGTGAGCGTGCTGACCATGATCATGGCCAAGGCCGGGAAGCTGGTTCCAGGAAACCCTACCCCGCCGGCGTAGAAGCCGGAGGCGAGCCGCTCGACCACGGATGGATGGTCGACATGGAGATTGCGCTGGTAAAAGGATTCAACTGGAACCTGCACGACATCGATGAAACGGACATCGAGAGTCTATTTCCTTTTATCAGCCGTCTTGGACAAGGTTCTTCATCAGAGGCTGAATCTGAATTGGTCTACTGCGACCAGGTGGAAGGTTGGGAATGAGCGATAACCCATTAAGTGGAACTGTATCCCTGGATACCACCAATTACAAGGCGGGGATCTCCGAGCTAAACCGGCAGATCAAGGTGATTGAAACGGGGTTCAAATCGAGCGCGGCGGCGATGGGGGATTGGGATAAATCCTCGACCGGGATGGAAGGCCATCTCAAATCCCTGACCAGCCAGGCGGCCTTGCAGCAGCAAAAAGTAGACGGACTGAATAAGGTTTATAAGGATCTGGCAGCCGGGGGAAATACATCCGCCAAAGCGCTAGAAGAGCTGCAAATCAAAGTCAACCTCGAAACGGAGAGGTTGAATAAGATGTATACCGGGATCGAGAATGACAACCTGGCTCTGATCAAGATGGGCCCGGATGCCAAGAACGCCGGCAGCGGGGTGGGGGAACTGGCGACGAAAGAGGATGCGGCCGAGAAAAAGACGATCACCTTTAAGCAGGCGATGGGTGCGCTAGGCGAAGGAATCAAGATCACGGCGACGGCGGTTGCAGCGACTGCAGCAGCCGTAGCAGGCGTGGGCGCAGCCATTGCAAAGCTGGTCATAGATGCGGGGAATTCCGCCAGCGAACTGACGGTGCTGAGCGAACAAACCGGGATCAGCACGCAGCGCTTGCAGGAGCTGCAATACGTGGCGAAAGGGACCGGGATCGATCTATCCACAATCACCGATCCAATGGGAAAATTGATCCGCAACATGGCTTCGGCGGCTACTCAGGCGGATAAAACAGGCACATCCATCGAGTCTCTAAAAATAGGAGCTAAAGCAGGCGAATTCAACGATCTTGGAATCGCTGTCCAAAATTCGGACGGAAGTTTCAGAAACGCCAAAGCAGTTTACACCGAATTAATCACAGCTCTGAAAGATACTAAGGACCCTGTCGAGCGCGACAGGATCGCCTTCGAACTTTTCGGAGTTTCAGCGGCTAAAGTCAGCTCGAAAGATCTGCCAGCTCTTGAAAAAAGCATGGCTGCCGCCAAGCAACAACAAGAGGATTTTAATCAAAAAATAGCTGCGGCGACAGATAAGACCAACCCAGCATCCGCCGCATTCAAGGATTTAGGTATTTCAGTCAGAGATTCATCCGGCCAATTACGTGACAGCCAAACGGTGATGAACGAGACCCTGGCCGCCCTCGGAAAAATTCCGAACGAAACCCAACGGGACGCGCTGGCGATGGCAATCTTTGGCAAGAGCGCGCTGGAGCTCAACCCATTGATCGAAGCGGGCCCCAAAATTGCGAACCTGAGCGCGGAGGCGCACAAAATGGGGGCGGTGATGAGCGATGACAGCGTGAAAGGCCTGACCGATTTCCACGACATGCTGGATGAGCTCGGCGCAGGATTGCAGGGCACGCTGGGTACGCTGGCCAGCGCATTCCTGCCCGGATTTCAGGCGGTATTCGGGTCGGCGGGGAACTATTTACAGCAATTTTCCCAGATCGTAAGCGGATCTGGCGGAGACCTGGGTAAGATGGCGGATGGGCTGGGGCAGTTGGTGGGGACGATGGCCAACAACGTAGCAGCCCAGGCGCCGAAGCTGCTGCTGGCCGGGTTGAATATTTTAAAAGGGATAGTGGCAGCGCTGGTGAAAAACCTGCCGGCGCTGCTGCCGGCGGTAGTGCTCATACTGACCTCGCTGGTGACATTTATTACGCAAACCCTGCCAATTTTGATGAAAGCGGGCGTACAACTGATCCTGGCGCTGGTCAAAGGGATCCTGCCGCAGCTTCCGGCGCTGTTGACGGCGGCGCTGCAGATCATAATCACCATCGCCAATGGGATTACAGACGCCCTGCCGCAGTTGATGCCAGTCATCGCCGAGGTCATCCCACAGATCATCCTGGCGCTGATTAACATGCTGCCTTTGCTGATCGATGCGGCGGCGCAGTTGATCCTGGCCCTGGCAAACGGTCTCGTCCTGGCAATCCCCGTCTTGCTGCCTTATATTCCCAAGATCATCGATGCGATAGTGATGGCGCTGGTGAATTCGCTGCCGATCCTGGATGACGTGGCGGGGAAGATTATCACGGCGCTGCGGGAAGGGATAATAAAAAATGCGCCCTTGATCGGCAGTACGGCGGTCCAGATTGTTAGCTCACTCGCAAAAGGCATCGAGGCGCTGGTGCTACAACTGGGCCTGATCGGAGCAGATATAGTCAAGGGACTGTGGACCGGGATTAAAAACGGTTGGGCGGACCTGATAAGGGAAATCACCGGCCTGGTGAATCTCTTACCTCCGGCGGTAAGGCACGCCCTGGGAATGTCCTCTCCATCCAAGGTCTTTGCGGAGATTGGGGCAAATATGGCGCTCGGGCTGGGAGCGGGGTTTGCCAATCAGATGCAGGCGGTCAAACGGCAGATCAACGGGGCGATGAACGGTTTCCAGGGGGGAAACCTGGCGCTGGCCGGGACAGGAGGCGGGAGCTACTCCAGCAGCAGCACCGCCAATTATTACTATGGGCCGGTGACGATCCAGCAGGGCCAGGCCGGGAAACCCTTCGCCCAGCAGAAAGCGAGCCGTTTCTAATGGCAGCCATCGTCAAAACGTTCAACGGGTTCGTCCTGAATAACAGCAGCTACCAAGCAGCCGTGGTCGACGTGAACAGCCTGCCTAACGCTGACCTGGCCTTCCTGCAACAGATGAAAAACGACCCGACCTGGTCGGGGGCATATTTCGGAGAGGCGCGAGGCATCCCGGTTGTCATCCGGATACAAAACTACGCCAACCGTTTCGTACTGTGCCAGACGTTGAAAGCAGCCCTGAAACCGGGCACGACCGGGGTCCTGGTAATAACGCTGGACAATGGCGTCGATTACCAGTTGACCGCCACGGTGACCTCGCTGGTCCCGAACAATGACCAGACCTTGTATACGGCGGTGCTGCAATCCGGACCGGCAGCCTGGCAGGCCGTTTCCGCAGAAACGGATAGCTGGTCGCCGACCGGATCCGGAGGGACCAAGGGGATCACGGTGAGCGGTACGGTAATGACGCGCCTGTCGCTCAGCATCACCCCCACCAGCGTAACCAGCGGCTGGTTGTACCAGCAGCTCTACCAACTGGTCAACCCGCCCGCGATCAAATACGGCAGCCGGCCGTGGTGTATCACGCTGAATACCGCGACCCTGGTCAGCTCCGGGTACATGCTGGCCAGCGGTTACGATCTGCGCATCATTGTCAACGACGTGGAAGTGTCCCGCTGGATCCCGAACCCAAACAACGCGGCGACCAACGTGTGGTTCAACCTCAATTTCGACCCGGGCTACTCCCTCACGCTGCTGACCCCGGTGTCCAGCGGCGGAGGGGTGACCTTGCTGGTGTTCCAACCCACGGCCAACAACAAGGCCGCCTTGACGGCGATGCCGGCGGCAGGGATCTTGTACCACGGCACGGAATGGTTCAAATATTCCGGGAAAAACGTGGCGCTTTACACAGTGAGCGTGATTGCGCGGGGCGTCCTGGGCACCACGCAGCAGGCGCATGCGGCCGGGGATACTTTCAAGCACATCCAAAACGTCATTTATATCCTGTACGGCAATTCCTCTGCGACGGACCCGGCGGCAACCAATGCGCATTACGATGACAATAAACCTCTATTCGACCTGACCAACAGCTCTAACAGCAGCTGGGTCTACAGCGCCACGACCGGGTTCCAGGACCCCACCAACACCAGCCGGCCGGGCAGTTGGAAGCCATCCATCACCAAAAAAGGCGATCAGAGCACTACCTATCTATACACGCAGAATGGGGGATCCGGCAACCTGGTGGCCGGGATGCTGGAAGCCTGCTGGACACTGAGCGGTCGGTTGCAGAATGAAACGGCCACGATTGCCTGGCAGATGGACTGCGCGGGCGGAATCGCATCGATCACGTCGACCGGCAGCAAACGGGCCACAACAACAAGCTGGCCGGCGCTGGCGGCCTTGCAGAAGAGCGTGAACGGGTCGAGCTGGAGCCAGGTGTGGAATGAATCCATTCCAGGGACCTTGAATAGCTGGACGGCGATCAGCCATACCGGCGATACGATCGGGGTCAACTCCCTGCGCTTCCTGCTCTCCGGCAGCCTAAAAGCCGTGACCGGCGCCGAGGCGGACCTGGAGATCGGCACGGCCACGGTGACGTTCACCTCGGGCAACCTGCCGGTGGGAGCGCTGTTGGGACAGGTTAACCAGATCCACCTGAACATCGCGCTGCAAAACCAGACCACCGGAGACATGATAACGCTGATCTACCCGATGATCTTGAATCGCACGCTGGTGGTAGATGGAGAGAATTACCTGTTGAGCTGCGACGGGGTGAACGTGCACGGGGCGCTGACGCCGGACGACGGCGGGCGGGACGTGTGGATCCGCCTGGCGCCTGGCGCCAACACACTGGCGGCGGCGCTCACGAACCAGGGCAACCTAACGATAGCGCTGAGCTGGCTGCCAAGACAACTTTAGCCACAGATGAACACAGATGGGCACAGATAAGAATTAAGGGAAAAGATAAAGAATGAGCAGGATCGTGGTCTTTAATCTGGACGAGTCGAGCGCGGGGGAGATCCACGCGCCGTGCAGCCGGGGCTGGGCGATCAACGCGGGCGGCCAGACCACGGTAGATATCAGCGCGACGGACGCGTCGAATAGCTGGCTGCAGTTCGGCCGGCTGGCTCTGGTAGAGCATGCCACACTGCCAGCCTGGTGCGGGATGATCGACACGCCCTGGGGCGCCATCCCGCCGGTAAGATTGTCTCTGTACAACGCTGGATATTTGTTGAAAGTGCGCAGCCTGGAAGCGGCGGCGATCCTGACGGGCAGCGCAGGAAGTATCGCTACGCAGCTCCTGGCGATGGCCAATGCGACCGAAAAACTAGGGATCCAGATGGGCGACGTGGATAACTCGGGCGGGACGCGGACTGAGGTCTACGATATGCGCCCGGTGTGGGACCTGCTGATCGAGCTAGCCGGGCGGGCCGGGATGGAGATGAACCTGCGGCCGGAGCGCGGGGTGGATAACCACCTGACGCTGTACCTTGATTTCAAACAGCGGCTGGGGATAGATACCGGCTGGCTGCTGCACGATGGACCCAACGCCAATATGGAGATCACGGACGCCCAGGTGGACGGGGAGATTTGGAACCGGATGATCGGGATCAGCGACCAGAGCTCCAAGTCGTCGCGCCTGACCACGCCGCCGACCGGGGTGCCGGATTCGATCAGCACGTACCGGCTGCGGTCGACGGTACAGCAGTTCAGCGGGGCGACCTCGCTGAGCGTCCTGCAGGACAACGTCAACGCGGCCCTGACGGCGCCCCTGATCGGGGCGAGCAAGCCGCACCTGATCCTGACGGTGAAGGTGATGGAGAGCGCCTTCTCGTATTTGAGGCTAGGCAATTCATTGGTCATCCAGGCGGCGAACCTGTGGCTGCCGGGGGGCGGGCATGGCTGGCGAGGAGTGATGCGGATCACGGCGATGGCCTACGACGAGAGCGATAATACGGTCTCGATGACCCTGAAGGGAGATCTGTGATGGTTGAATTAAGAAACGCCGACGATATTAACCTGCAAGCCGAGATCGAGAAGCTGAAGCGGAGGCTGTCGATCGTGGAACAGCGCAACGTGAATGTGAATGCGCTGGACGAGCTGGGGACGGACAATATGGGGGATATGCGGGCGGGGAGGTTTTTGGCGCTGCTGAGCGGGAGCAACCCGACGGACCCGGACGCGAACGGGAGCTTTATGAGTGCGGCGGGGGAAACGTTTGGAAGCTGGCTGATCAAGGTGGGGGAAGTGCTGAACGGGCAGCTCCAGGCGGGGTTTGGAGGCGGGGCGCTGGTATGGGCAAACGGGGACGGGGTGGGGGATGCGACCGGTCTGAACTTGAACGGGACAAGGTACGCGCTGCGGCACTACGCCACGGACATCAACGGCGCAAACGCCAGGTACGGGCGCTATGAGATGATGTTCGAGAATGGGAAAACCATTCCCAGTCTGGCATTGACTTATATGGACGGAACTAATAACACTGAATTAACACTCAATGGGAATTTTGAGACAGGTAATTTTACCAATTGGACAACGGTTGGATCGCCGCAAGTAGCCACCCCAGGATATTCCGATAATTATTGCGCCAACGTACCTTACGGTTCAAATATCAGCCAGATAATCAACGTCAGCGGTTCTCAATATTATCAATTTACAATGATGCAAAAAGCCATCTTAGGCAGTGGGGGGCCATCCCTGATCAATTGGTACACGGCCGGATCAGCATTAATCAGGACGGATTATGTAAATATATCCACGACAGGCAATTGGGTGCAACAAACAAAATTGCTTCAGGCACCGTCAAATGCCGCCACTGTTAAAATTGTTATCGGCGGTTATTATTATGGATATTTTGACTTGATATCTTTTAAAACGACTGGCATTACTCGCCAAATTATCTTTGGGCCAGAACCAGAAATTAGCGACAGTTTTACCAGTCGAAAAATATTAGGTGCAATCAAAGAAATTTGGATCTATCCAAGTGTAACAATATCATTGGTTAATACTGCCAGTGGAAACTGCGATAATGGGCAACATTCTGTAAAAATTACCTTCGTGGACAGCGAGGGAGAGACGTTGCCCAATACAACGAGCAATAGTGTAACGGTGGATGCCTCGCACAAGCAGATAACCGTGCCGCTGCCGCTTGGTCCTTACGGAACGACGGGAAGAAAAATCTATATGTGCACTGCCGCTGATGCCATCACCTGGTACCTGGCAGCCACGGTTGCGGATAATACCACCACGACGATCTACCTTAGCATTGCCGATGCCAGCCTGGGTGCGGCTGCGCCTGGGTACAACACGACCGGGAGCCGGCCGCTGTTCCCGAGAAGCGCGATCAAGCTGGCCCAAGAGTTCCTGCTCTTTGGCTCAGATGGGAGTTCTAAGACCCTGGCTATCACCAATACCGGTAGTCAAATTCAATTTGGATTTTATGTAAAAGCCAGTACAGGCGCCGCGGATAAAGACCGGTGGCAAGTGCAAATGTACCTAGAAGCAGGAACGTACAACTTCCTGTGGCATGGTTACAAGTATACTGTCGGAGGAATCTTTGACCTGTGGGTGGATGGAATCGTCGTAGCGACGGGATTCGATACCTACTCATCAGGTACCTACGACACGGAATATACGATGAGCAGCATTACGGTGACCGGTAGCGGCTATCACCTGATTGAACTGGTATTAAATGGTCATAATGGCAGCAGTTCAGGTTACCAGGTATGCACAACCTATGTTGAGGCGGAGCAGACGAAATACTAGAAAGGAAACTATGAAACAGATAATTTTCTGGATTGGGATTTTTTGCCGGAGACCGCACCTGCCGGTGCACTGTCTGGCGTTGGAGTGCCAGATCATCCATAAACTACCATACCTGCTTGCAGGACTGCCGCACCTGGGCAGGTTCCTAAGATAACCCCCAGAAAGGATGGGGGTAATGGACTGGCTGCTGTTTGGGATTTTTCTTTTTATTCTCTGGCTGCTGGATCTCTATTTTGTAATATTCTGGAGGTAAGATGCTGAAAATTGTGGATGTTTCCCAATGGAACGTGATCACCGATTGGGCGTTACTTAAAGCGAACGTATCGGCGATCCTGATCAAATCTTCCCAGGGGGTTATCGAGGATCCGACTTTCCGCATTAAATTTGCCGGAGCCCAGAGCGTGGGACTGCGCGCCGGAATCTGGCATTTTTACCAGCCGGACATGGACGCCAACCAGCAGATCATCGCCTTCTTGAAAATCTTTTCCTCTCTGATTCCTTCACAAAAGCCTGGCTGGATTGGGTTGGACTGCGAGGAATCGACCTGGGTAGACGACCAGGGGATCAAACATACGATCGTGCCGCCCAGCATCGCAACTTACTCAGCCGGGCTGGCGCAATGGCTGGTTGCGATTGAGGCGGCCACCGGGATCACCCCAACCATTTACACGCGGGCGAGTTGGTGGGATGTGTGGGTGACGCCAGGACAATGGAGCAAATATCCGGTGTGGGTGGCGCATTATGGAGTGATAAAGCCGACCTTACCCAGGGATTGGGTCGCTGCCGGAAAGTGGCAGATCTGGCAGTGGGGAGAATCGCAGACGCCAGGCATCCAGACGCCGGTCGACAGCGATTGGTTCGATGGAACGGAGGAGGATCTGGACGTATTGTTTGGGATCGGCGCAGCGCCGATTACGCCGGCGCCAGTCATACCGGTCACTCCGGAGATCATACTGTTCAAGGTCCAGATCACGGCGCCCACGTTAAATAAGAGGACCGGGCCAGGGACAAAATACCCGGTGGTAGCCCAACTGAAGGCAGGCGACCAGGTGAATGTGACGGAGATCGCCGGGGATAGCTGCTGGTTTCGGGACGCGGATGGGAATTATTTCGCCGCTCATTACATGGGCGAAAATTTTGTAGAAGTTATTTGGTCGGTATAGAAAGGATAAAAATGAAAGAAAGTCGATTAGGAAGAAAGTACGGTCTAATTCCCAGCCCGGAGAGTAAGGTCGATTTCCTGGCCAGGGATATCGGTTTTACACTTAGTGGGTATCCGGTAAGTTGGGATCTACGTCCCACCAGCCCTGTCCGGGACCAACTCGACCAGGGCGCCTGCACTGGCTTTGGCGCCACGGCTGTATTGGAGTACAAGTGGAAGACCAACCGGTTTATTTTCAGCCCAGCCGATGAATATTGGAATGAGTTGGATCTGGAGCACAGCACCGGCGTAGATAACGGCGCCATGATCAAGGATGGCATGAGGGCGTTTCTCAAACGAGGCTGCTGCCTGGAGGTCGACGATTCGTACACGGATCTCTCTTACAGGACACCTCCGACAGCGACGGCGGTCAAAGACGCTCTGGCTTTCAAGATCAATTCCTATCACAGGTTACATACCTGGCAAGAGATGTGCGCTTCGATCTACGCAGGGTTTGCCGTAGTTTGGGGAGGCATTCTCTTTGAGTCATTCGAGAGTGATGCTGTAGCCAAGACAGGCAAAGTTCCCATGCCTCGCAGAGGAGAAGAGAAACTCGGCGGGCACTGCATGGCAGTGTTTGGGTACACGCCTGAGCACGCCATCGTGAAGAACTCCTGGAATATCACTTGGGGCGACAAAGGATATTGCTATATCCCGAAGGGGTACTTCACACGGTCGAAGGTAACCGACCTCTGGATTATCCAGTAGCGTTTCTGCAGAAACGGTAAAGTGAGAGCGCAGGCGGCCAGGCCTGCGCTCTTTTTAGAGACTCGAACGGACTCGAACGGACTCGAACGTTTGGGAAAATTATGCTGAGCGTTTCTGTAGAAACGGTCGAATCATAAGAGCGCAACCCTGGCCGGCTGCGCTCTTTTATGACCGGTGGCCTAGGGGACCAGGGGCCGGACCGGCCGGGATTCCACCTTTTACGGTGGGAACCGTCAAAAGTGGGCGCGGAGGGGCTCGAACCCACGAACCTTACGGGATTAGGGTTATAGCCCGCCGTGTAGGCACTTTTTAAACATTTCTTTGGTCAACGTGGAAAATGAAAATCGGCTCCGAATGGCTTTATTTTCGACATTTTAGGCGCCGAAAAGTCAGTATTTTTTAAGGTTCGTTTCCGGATTTCTGTTATATAATGAATTTACAGGGATAGACACCGGCAGGTGCCTTTTTTTGGTTAATCTGCCAGTGTCTTTTTTAAGGTGTCTATGCCTGTCCCTACTATTACAAAATCTAAAGTCCAGAAGGCGCGCAGTCTGTTAAATATGATGTATAAGCCGGCCGATATCGCCGAAGATCTTGGTATCACCGTAGATACTTTACATAGGTCTTACCTCCCGGCTGGGGCGCCTTGCATGAAAGATACGAAGGGAAATATCTGGATCCACGGCGAATCATTTGCCAGATGGGCCAAGATTTATTTAGAGAATCGAAGGCCGCATGGACGGGCCAGGGTATTAAAACAGAAGATGCTGGACGACCAGGTTTATTGCCTAAAATGCAATGAGGTAGTACAGCCAGTGGAACTGCATACCAGCCGGCCGAATGGGCATGGTGTTGCTAACCGGTATGGGAAATGCCCACAATGTGGACATAAGGTTTTTCGCTTTATCAAGGCTGAACCTAAAAAGGAGGTTGGATGATCAATTACAACAATTATCTGGATGTGAAAGATTTTTTGAATTTTCAGAAAGATTTAAAACAGAACGATCCGCACACAGTGGTAGGTTATTGGTACCGACTGGTCCATTTATTGAAATGGGCAGATGAAAATTCGTTGATGAAGGCAGGTGCGATCCGGCCGGCTTTCCCAGCCTATCTGGAAAAATTAAAGACAAATAAAGACAACTTGCTCAGCTCGAGCGGTTTCACGGCGATCTGCAAGACGGGACGAGCTTTCTTTTTATGGGCCAAGGCGGAGTTTCCTGGTCGCTACCGGTCTATCGACAATAACTGGATTTTGTCAATCCGGCCGCCAAGAGCTCGCCGCGAGGAATCGGAACTGCACACACGATTATTATATACGGTAGAAGAAGCAATCAAGCTGGCGACCTTCCCGGTCACTTTTTTAAGCGAGCACAGGACTCAGGCGGCAGTGGCGCTGCTGTTCCTGTCGGGGATGCGCATCGGGGCATTTATGAGTTTGCCGATCAATTGCGTCGATCTGGAGCACATGCGGATTTTCCAACTTCCCGAACGAGGGGTAATGACCAAAAACCGCAAAGCGGCAATTACCACATTATTAAATATTCCCGAATTATTGAAGGTGGTACGAACCTGGGATATCTATGTAAGGGAAAAGCTGGATGATGGTTTATGCTGGTATCCTCACATGGATTCGTACAGCGGTTTTTTACCAGAGGATTCGATCAACCGGGAAGCTTTGGCCAATCGGAGGATTGATTTTTGCGATAGTTTGCGAAATCTGTGCAATATGGCCGGTATGGAATATAGATCGGCGCATAAGTTTAGAAACGGCCATGCGGTCTACGCGCTGAAACATTGTCAAACGATGTCCCAATTCAAGAGCGTTTCGCAGAATCTGATGCATTCGACGATTGGGATAACAGATGGTGTATATGGCAACCTTGTGCGGGATGACGTACATGATACGATTTTGGGTCTTTCCAAGAATTTAGATAAGCCGGCCACCGATTCCCAGCTGCAGGCGATATTCGAGGAAATGATCCGGAAATATACGAAAGAAAAGGAATAAGGTTAAATATTATTTGGCCTGGCATGCGCATCCGGCCGGTTTGGTGCAGGTTTTGGTCAGGCTGATGCAGGTATCGCCACAGGCTTTGCTGGCTGAACTACAGACTTTGCAGCAAGTCTGGTTATTGGCAAGTGTGGGCTGTTGGGTTTCGGTAGGTGGGATTATTGGGGTAAGAGAATCTAAAACTTGCTTATATTTCATAGCCTGGGTTTGTGGCAGATCACCATTGATTTGAACCAGGATATTGTTCTGTTCGAACACCCACGAAAATAAAGCCGCCGATGCTCGGGCGAATTTGTTGTAATAATCTGCCATGATTTCACGATCGGCGGAATTGGCAAAGGAAAAAATTCTACCACCACAATCTGAACACATAGATGGGATCAGGATATGAATTCCTTTGGTGGCTACCATAGGCGCCAAACCATAATCAGCCGGGGTCATCGGCATGGGATTCTCAGCCTCCAGGCCGGCGGCTTTGAAGGCGGCAATAACTTGCTCTGGTGTAATGACTTCAAAAACGGGTGTGGCAGTAGGGGTAACCGGTGTGTCGGTAGGAGATGGGGTGATGGTACTGGTAGGTGGAATGGGGGTTTGGGTAGCGGTTGGTGAGGGAATGATAGTATCGGTGGGCCTGGCTGCTTCAGTTAAGGCGATGGCGGTCTGGATTGTATTTGTGGATGGGGTGCAGGCGCTAAGAAAGATGATCAGGAAAAATACCAATATCTTTTTCATGTGATTTTCCCTCCTTTTGGTGCTTGTATTGAAAATTGTTTCGTTATATAATAGAACTGCCGTTCTATGAAAACACAACCGAAAAATTATGATCTTTTGGTGAACGTAATCTGGACGCCGTACTTAGCGAACGCCTGCCTGATGATCTCTTCGGCTGCGGGGTTAGCTTCTTCGTTGCCTCTCTTGACAAGTTCGGACCTGGCTTCGCTGAGAGCGGAAAGTAAGGGGTCTCGCAGCTCGGGCGGGAAATCGGCCAGGAGATCTGCCGGATCCGGACGCGCATAGCCGCAGATATCCATAATCTCGAAGTCGCCGAGGCGCTGAGCAATTTTATCGGCTGCCTTTCGGCTGATTTGAGTTTTACTCCCATTTAATATCTCAGATAAATAACTGCGACTTAATCCTATAAAAGTCGCAAATTCTTCGAGATTACGACGCCCACCTTGTTTTAACTCCCATTGAAGCATTTTGGTTTCAAGCCATTTTCCAATTTCAGGCATAAGTTCAGTATAGTAATTTTTCATAAATCAATAAATACCTATTGACATTCTCGTCGCAACGTGCTATTATAATTTCGCAATAAGTGACTAATTTCGCTGGAGGCGACGTGAAGGATAAAACATCAGAAATCACGAAAAAATATATCGGAGAGCAAACCCTGGAGGCTTTCGGCATAAGCCTGGGCATTAAAGCAAGCCGGCAGGCTGTATGGAACTGGAAAGAAGGCAAAGAATCTCCAGATACGATGACGCTTTTCCGGGTGATTGCCTCTCCCGATTCGACGGCATTGGCCAAGACGTGGGCGGGTGAGATTTTGGCAGTCTATCAGACGAAAACTGAAGATCCGATAATCGAGAAAAGCTGATAACAGGGGAAAAGCCAGCATGTTGTACTCCGTCAAACGATTTACTTACGAAACCAAGCCAGATCCGAAACTGGATCCAAAAAAATCCAAGAAAACAATTAAGGTGCGCCAATGCGTGACGGTGAAATCCGGCCTGACCTGGAAACAGGCCAAAGCAATGCGGGCGGCAGAACGCAGCCTGATCATCTTCGAAGGGTCGGAAGGTCCGCAAGATGGGGAACAAATCTTGAATGAGGATGTAAGCACAACACCATCATGGCAGGATTTGCGAACTGTGTCCCAAATAGGGCACGAATAGGAGGAATGATGACCATGCGGAAAAGATGGCCATACGTAGCCGAGGCGGCGCGAATGGAATCCATCGCCCAGGCCCGGAAGGGGCTGCGAAAACTAGAGCCGATTTTAGAAAAAGAATCATCGGTAGAGTTACTGAGAAATGCAGCGGTAGTCGCCAACAGTTTATCCCAAATCATTACAGTCCTGGTCGAGGTCAGGACGGCGCAATCATGAAGGAGCCGCGGCGCAGCGAGCTGGCTGGCCAGCCGGGAGTGAGCGCCCTACCGCTCGCAGGCAGGCGGATCTGCCCGGCTCCTATCGCCCATCGGGGCGAGACAACTTCATAATGCCAGGCGCAGCACGCTACGCGTATCCGTTTGCCCGGCCGAAAGGCAAGGGGCAGTCAATTTGGTGATGTGAATTAAGCCGGTGTCTATCCTGGCTGCGCCTGGCGAGTTGTGAAAGAAAATTTTCAATGATAAATATCTTTTTAGATCCTGCTTTTATCTGGACATTAGTTGTGATTTTTCTTGTGGGTTTCATTCTCGGTTTGATTATGGATCTTGTACGCCATCATTGGAAGGGATGGTAACAGTTATTCCTTCCCAAGAACCTTAACATGCGACCGGTGGAGATCACGTTCAAAACCGGCCATATATGCCAAAACTAAAAAAGGATTGGTTACGCCCTATCTGCGACATGGCATAAACTACAGCCGGGGACAATCTGGAAATGTGATTGTTACAGCCAAGGGATGTACTAGCCGGTAAGCCTGACGGTTGAAAGACACCAGCGGCGCCGGGGAGGTCACCAGTTTGCGGGCGAAGGGAAAGCTACAGCCGAGGAATATCCCCTGCGAGAATGCAGGAACAAGGAGAAGTCACAGCCCTGGGCAAAACGATAAAAACCCGATAGAGACTCCTGAAATGGGAGGTAGACAGGTAGGAAACGAGCCAATCAAGCGCCCGGACTTGCCCGTCCAGCGCCAAGCCGGTGGAATGCCGGCAGAAATTTAACTTGGGCGGCGGGAATCGCAACGGGAGCTGTGACCGACCCTCCCTCGGCCACGTGGCGAGAGGCACCGTAAGGAAGGTTCGAGGCCTTCCTCGCTCACCTGGAGATAATCCTCAGTTTTTGAAAGGAAAAAAATATCGATGGCGCATAAACCTTCAAGCACAGATTGGGCAGCCTGGTTTCTGATGGCGATGGCGGCGGTCCTGGCCTGCGTGATCATCGGCAGCCAGGTCGGCGTCTGGTTGGGCTATGCCATTGCGGCGGGAATGCATTAAGGAGGCGCATGCCAAAGAAATATTCGGAAGCATCCACAGAAGTGATCCACCTGGCTGAGGACCTGATCAGCAAATATCATCCGGCGCTCGAAGAAGCGCGCATCGCCTTCGTCTTCCAGGATAATGGCACCGGAAGACAAGACCGGGTCGAGTTGGCCAAGACTTCTAAGATCCAGGCGAAGATGCAACCGCTGCTGGAATACGATTTCCTGATCGTCATCACCGAGGATCAATATATGCGTATATCCAGTAAAGCACGTGAAGCGCTGATAGAACACGAATTATGTCATTGCGGCGGCGACGCGTCGAACGGCTGGAAGATACGCCATCACGATATTGAGGAGTTTCGGGAGGTGATCGAAAGGTATGGCGCCTGGAACATTGATCTTGCTAAAGATCTTCAATCCATTATGCAGCCAGGCCTGCCAGGCACCGAAATGGTTGCTCTGCCTACCAAACAGGGCACAGTCGCCACTTTAGATGGGCAACAATTGGCGCTCCTTTCGAAGAACCCTTTAAAAATCGTGACCGATTTCAAGGATGAGCTCCTCGAGGAAGTCCGCAAGTTCAAGGCAGAAGAAGGGGAAATCTCAGTCAGTAAACTTCAACGAAAATTCAAGATCAGTTATCCCAGGGCAAGAAGTCTGATGGATTTGATGGAGACTGCCAATGGCCAATAAACTCTACGACGAGGAGATCCGGCAAATGGAGCCCGGTATAGTGCGGGCGGTGCTGAAAGTGCTATCTTCTTTCCACATCGGGAAGGAAAACACGATCAAGCGCTTGGACCTGGCCGAGGATCTACGCCGGATGGGGTTTGGGTCCGACCTGATCCCATTGACGTTCGACCGGCACATGCGGGCAGCCATCGCTGAGCTGCGCAAGGACGGCCACCTGGTATGCAGCTCATCCGGAGACGGCGGTTATTACCTGGCCAGGGACCGGGCGGAGTACGATGAGTTCTCCCAGGTGGAATACCGCTCGAAGATCACCGACATGGCGGAAACCCTGCGGGCGATGGACCAGGCAGCCGCCAGGCGCTTTGGCAACGATACACCGGCAGAACAGTTGAGCCTGATATGAAAGATGAGTTCTATTTCACGATTGACCTGGTCAGGGATCTCAAGCCAAATAGTGCAAAAATTTTATTATTACTTATCCTTTCTGCCCAGCCACAGAATGCAAAATATTTGGAGGATTTTAGTCAATTGAGCGATAAAACGGTGGCTAAGGCCCTCCGAGATCTCGAACATAGAAGGCTAGTCACCCGAAATGGCCGCTATTCCTGGCAGCTTTCGACTTATGCAACTCAACTTCCGCTCATGGCTCAGACGAGGTTAGAACCTCCAGCCGGCGCAGATGAAGCATGCGATCCATCGCCCATAGCTTTGACCGGCGCCCCTGCGGGTCCGGTAGCCGGCGACGATCCCGAAAGTAATGCCAGTGAAGAGAAAGGGGAGTCGGAGAATTTCCGACTCGGAATTTCCGACTCCTCTAGTAGTAGTAGATCTTTAATTAAAGATTCCAAGAATCCAGTTAAAGATCTACCACTAGCTAGTAGGCCTGACCCGGAAATTCTCCGAGTCCTTTTGGCGGCGATGGACGAATGGGGAATACGTGAGCCGGCGCGTTCTGACATTGCCAGGATGCCAGGGATGACCCTGGCGCGCATAGATTATCACTGCGGCACAAGAGATAACTCGGGCCACGTGATTCCTAGGGGCCAGGCGATTTACCGGATTAAGAATAATTGGCCGTATAAGGAAACTGATGAATATGAAGATCCCGTTCCTGGTGGAGATTATTAAAAATTAGTTCTTGATAATTTCTGTTATCAAAAGCAAGAAGTGAGGAAATATGGCGGTAATCCCATTAAGCAAAATTGTTGCTAACCCAGAGCAGCCCCGGAAAGAATTCGATCCGGACGAACTGCAATCCCTGGCCGCATCGATCAAAAAGCACGACCTGATCAACCCGATCAGCGTCGAGCAAGCTGGCGATTTATATATCCTGATCGACGGCGACCGGCGGGTCAGGGCGGCGCGCATGGCCGGCCTGACTGAGATCGAGGCCAGTGTCCGCCCATCGATGGACGGCGGCGGCCAGCGTGAGCGCCTGCTATTGGCCATGACTGCCAACCTGCAGCGCACGGATTTCAACCCAATCGAGGAGGCGCAGGCTTATAAACGCATGCGCGAGCTGGGCATGACCAACGTTGTGATTTCCCAGATGGTCGGCAAGGTCCCGAGCGCAATCGGTTATTACCTGCGGCTGATGGATCTCGATACAGATGTTCAAAGCCTATTTGCTCAGAATAGATTACCGATTCATGGTCAGGTAATTTCGGCGCTGCTGGCCCTTCCGGAAGAGATGCGTGTGCCGTTGGCAAGTGGTTTCGCGCGGCGCCGGACAGGCATAAATGGAATTTTGAACACCTGCAAGCGCATGATGAACCGGCGTTCAGGGAGTCAGGAAAAGGTCGACGGTGATTTTGGCCCGGGTATGCAGCTCGCTTGGAGGCAAACCAAGAGCCATAAAATGGTCGGCCAGTGGAATGCGCTGGCGCACGTCAAAAAGGCGCCGCCCTGGGCGGTGATCCAGGTCACAGCGCTGGAGACCTGTAAGGGCTGCGCCATTGCGGACCTGGCCAGCGAGTCCAACTGCCGAGACTGCCCGCTGGTAGATTTTCTCAAAATCTTGATGTCAGGAGGCAATCAATGATCGACAACCTGGTTATGGCGCCGTTGGAAGTGATCCTTCCAAACCCGTACCAGCCACGGCAAGGCGAAGATAAGGATCACGTGCAGAGTCTGGCCGTCTCAATCTTAGAAAAGGGGTTGAAGCAGATCCCTGTGGGCCGTCTGGTGGATAAGGATGGTATCCGGATCACCTGGGATAACATGCGGAGCTGGCAAGGTCTGATGGAAGGAGATCTCCAGGAGGTACTGAAGCAAACCGGATGGCAGGTGCAGCTCGCCTTTGGCCATAGCCGGCTGGCAGCTTACCGGCTGTTGAAGGGTGCCGGCAATAAGGGTTTTGATTGCATGCCGGTGATGCTGGATGACCTGGACGACGCCGGCATGTTCGAGACGGCCCTGATCGAGAACGTGCAGCGCAGAAACTTGACACCGTTAGAAGAAGCTACGGCCATGAAGCGGCTGAGGGATGAATTCAAACTGACCAGCCTGGAGATCGGTAAGTTGTTTGGGTTGAGCGAGTCGGCGGTGAGGAACAAGATCAGACTGCTAAACCTTCCGGAAGAAATATGCCAGGCATTGGCCGAAGGCAAATTGAGCGAGGGCGCCGCCCGGGCTCTTCTTGAATTGTTTGACCTGCCAGAGGAATTGCGGCAGAAAGCAGAAAAAAATTTTTATCAGCCATACCAGCCCTCGGAAATTGTAAGGATGGCTCTCAGCGGAGAAACGGCGGAGAATATCCTGGAGAATATTTCCAGATTGATCGGTTATTTAAGCGAAGATTTATCCAAGAATACCTGGAAGTTAGACGATGTTTTTGCCGGAGAACCTCACATTGAGGGCGCCTGTAAAGGCTGCCAGTTCCAGGTCAAGAATGACAAAAAAAACCTATGTTTGAAAAAAGAATGCTATGAAGCCAAAGGTGAAATTATCAAGCGGCGCTACCTCGAAAAGGCTAGCCAGATTTCAGGCATCCCGGTTCGGGAAGGCGATTCAGATACCAGCCTGACAAAATTTACTTATAACAATCAAGAATCGGCACTCGAGCTGGCCAAATCGATTAAATGCCCGAATCTGCGCCTGATCTATGATGAATATCAATATCGAGATAGTAAAGATGATCATCTTAAATCGATAGGATTCCCAAAGGCGCAGATCGTTTGTGGGAAGCAGCAGCAGTGGTGCTCTTGCATCCAGGCAGTAAAATCCGGCCTGCAGGACATGCTTGTAGAAAATGTCGCATCTCCTGAAAAAGTCGCAGAACCTGAATATATTTCAGTGGGAGATAGTGCAGATCCGGGAATAGAAGTTATTCATGTTAATCCCTCTATTCCAGTCACTATGAATCAGCTCAAAGAAGTCTCCAAAGCAGCCAGGCAGCAGAAAAAGCAGAACCTTGAAGAAATCAAGGGCCTGGGCGAAGAGGCTGCGAAGATCATTGCCAACGGATTGATGAATATCACCAATCCTAAGATCTGGCTGGTCCTATTGGACACGATGGATTGGAGTGGGGCGAAAGATATCGAGAGGGAAAGCAAAGGCGATTATTCAGATAACCCGATGGCCTGGTGCGATGAGATCCGGCATTTGATCGGGGCGGCTTTGATCAATAAAACCGTCGCCGAAAATTATTATTACTCGGATCCGGATCCCAAGCTTAGCTTACAGCGGCTGAATGAATATCTGAAGAAAGCCGGCCTGAGGGAGCTGGAGAGCGTTTCTGCGGAAACGGTCGCTTAGGTGGAATATGAACAATAAATTGCCAAGTATCTGGACTATCAATATGCGGAAGCGGTACAGCGGGATACGCCCAGTCGATACCTGCTTTCCTCTGCCGGAGGTTGGTGAACTGCTGACCGTGACGGACGGCAAGCAAAATCAACAGGTTGTGGTCATAGCGGTGGATGAAGAAAAAGGATCATTTGACGTGGAAGAACAGAGTGGAGAGAAATCCTGATGCCAACCTACGCCAAAGACACCACCGTGCCGATCGATCGCTCCAAGTCAGAGATCGAGCGAACACTGACCAGGTACGGCGCCCAGGAGTTTATGTACGGCTGGAAAGCCGGCCAGGCGGTGATCGCCTTCAAGGTGAACGATCGGGCGTACCGCATCAATTTGCCGTTGCCCGATCGCAATGATTCTCAATTCTCATTAACCGATAACGGCCGGCGGCGGACCAGCCAGGATGCAGTTTATTCCGCCTGGGAACAGGCTACCCGCCAGCGCTGGCGCGCCCTGGCGCTGTGGATCAAGGCGGTCCTGGAGGCGTCTGAGGCAGGGATTGTAACCTTGGAAGACGCCCTGCAGACCTTTGTGATGCTTCCGAATGGGCGCACGGTAGGGGAATGGTTGGGTCCGCAGATCGACGAGGTTTACCGCACCCGCCAGATGCCCCAACTGCTGCCGGGAGCCAGGTTGGATAACGAGGTAGACGGTGAAATTTTAAATTCTGAAGGGAACAGATAGCATGGGCAAAACTAAAATCGACTGGTGCGACCGGGTCTGGAATCCAACGATCGGATGTACTAAGGTCAGTCAAGGGTGCAAATTTTGCTATGCGGAGCGGATTTATGAACGATTCCATCCAGGGCAGAAATTCTCGGATATTCACTGTATACCTGGACGTCTGGAAATGCCGCTGCACTGGCGCCAGCCGCAGCGAGTGTTCGTGGACAGCATGAGCGATCTGTTCCACGAGGATGTACCTTTCGAGTTTATCTTGCTGGTATGGGCAAAGATAGCGGTAAGTCAACAGCATACATTCATGATTCTAACCAAGAGGCCGACTCGTATGCGTGAAATAGTCGAGAAGTTGGTGAGGCAAGGCTATGGATTGCCCGGTAATGTCTGGCTGGGCGTCAGCGTTGAAGACCAGGCAACCGCCGATGAGCGCATACCGCTGTTGCTGCAAACGCCGGCGGCGAAAAGGTTCGTGAATTATGAGCCGGCGCTGGGACCGCTTGATCTTGACAGTGAATCGGCGAATGAATTACATGTCCTGGGTTGCGGAGATGATCACTGTACATGTGGAGATCGAGGAATTGACTGGCTCATCATGGGTTGCGAATCCGGTCCCGGCGCTCGCCCGATGGATATTGAATGGGCCAGATCGGCGAGAGATCAATGCCAGGCGGCCGGGGTGCCATTCTTCCTGAAACAAATGATGGTCGACGGAAAACTGATACACATGCCGTTCCTGGATCGCCGTACCTGGAAACAATTCCCGGAGGTCAAATGAACCCAATTCCAAAAGAACTACTCGAAGAATTGATCATATTAAGTCCGGTTGCGCAAGTTCAGTTGCCGATTGCCACCAATAGCTCCAATAAACAAATGAAAGTCGGCGTAATTCGAATTAGGGAAAAATATCGCCGGCTGAGTTTCGAATTTGCTGGCGACCTGGCCAAAGAAGTGCTAGAGCTGCGCGCTAAGTTAGGAGAAGGCGTTTCTGCAGAAACGGTAGGGAAAGAATGATCAATATTATCATGGGCATTCTGGGTGGTGTGGCTTTCGTGGCTATTTTATATTTAATTGTCGTGGTGGGGACTGGCGGATTGCCAAAACATCCCAATAACAGGGAGTAAATTAATGGAATTCCTTGATATTCTGGGCTCATTAATAGCCGCTGGGATTTGGCTCTTCATCGGCATCATCTCTGTGTTGGCCGTGCCGGTTGCGTTTTTGATTGCACTCGTGGTCTTCCCGCTGTGGTGGATAGGTGACCGTATTTTAAGAAAGGTGAATCATGAATGAAAAAATCGAGCAAGTTGAAGAGGAAATCACGCGGGAGTGGGTTTGTCAATCATGCGGCCGGGTGTTGGGTAGAATTGTCCGCCTGTGTAATATAAGCCGGTTGGATATGCTCAAAGAGAGGGGTGTGCTGATCACCGGTTCGGCGTATGTGCATTGTTTGGACTGCGGGGAGATCCGGGAATGGCACGTGGGGGATGATGCGATGGAAAACCTGCTAAAAAGACATGATAAAATAATCGATCCCAAGAATGATTGACAAATAACATGATTCGCTGTATTCTATAAGTGCATGCGGGGAGAAGTTGTCCCTACCTTTGCCGTCTTGAGCAACCGGCGTCATTATGACGCCGGTTTTTCGTTTTTAACCCAAGGAGGTAATCCAATGTCAGTCTTCACAAGTCGCAGGTTCTGGGTATCTGTTTTCACCTTGCTGGTGATGCTCATCTTGCCCCACGTGCCTGGGTTTCATCTGGACGTGGTTAACGCGGCCGGATTTCTAGTGATCGTCATCTCCTACCTGATCGGCATCACGGTCGACCCAGGGCCGGGTGGGTGGGCAGGTGTGCTTCAATCCAGGAAGTTCTGGGCAGCGGTCGTTGGGTTCATATTTCTAATTCTGAATGGATTTGACATAGTCCTTGTTGCGGGTTTGGGACAGGATCAGGTCCTGGTGATCGTAGTGACCATTGCGGGTTATATCTCAGCAGTGGCTTTCCAGGTTGATCCGCCGCCTCCTATTGAGGATGGGAAGACTAATCCTGAATTGCCAGATAAGCGGTAACACCAATGCCTGACGGAAACGGCGACCTAACCGCGGCAGAAATTGATCAACTGCGGGTCGGTGCAATCAAGTACATCGACCAGCGTTTTACGGATCATGACAAACTTGTCGATCAGCGTTTCACTGCCTCGGAGAAAGCGGTCGATAAAGCGCTTGATTCACTAAATCGACGATTTGATA